ACAATTCTGTTTACTCCCTTAACTTCATTTACAATTCTTCTGCTTACTAAATCTAGGGACTTTTCACAAAGATTAAAAATCATTCCATATGATTCAATTACGTTTCATCTATATGTATTATGTTATAACTACCTATATATTTTGTCAATGAATATTTTATACAACTTCACTAACAATGAAAAAATCCCTACATTGTATATAATATATATTGATGATTTAATTAACTACTTATCTTCTACTTTATAAATAATATCTTCCATATCATCAATTTCTTCTTTAGTAAATACTACTTCACCATTTACATTTCTTATAGTATTTTTATTAGCTATTTCCACTGCTTTATCCATATTATCTTTGAGTTTTATTTGAAGTTCTTTTATTTTCTCATTCATCACCTAATCTCTCCCTTAACTGTCTCCAAGTTTTCTTAGGTAATTTACCTTCTCTTATTAATTGCATTTCTTTTAAACTTTGTTCTAAGGATTCTGCCACTGTACAATATCTTTCTTCGTTATTATCTCTTTTTAATAGCTCATAAACATCACCATCTGATAATTCCAAAGCTTCTTTAAATTCTTCTCCAGCTTTTATCATTTCATCAAAAGTATCTTTATTCTTCTTAAATTCTCTCGATATTCTCTCACTTATTTCTTCAACTTCTTCAGTATTCAATCCTTTTCTTTTAATAGCATTAGCAAATATATCTGTCATTTGCTCCCAATTATTAATTTTCTCTGATTGTAACTTTATCTCTTCTAGTAATTCATATACCTTTTTATTCATACCATTACTCTCCTCGTCAAATTCAACTATTATATTATACCAAAATAAAAGCGAAAAAAATAAGGATAATAAACAATATTTCTACTGCCTATTACCCTTATACCGTTCTATAAAAATTTATAATTATCTTGGGAGTCTAACGCTATCTATTATCGCTGTTAGCTTTGTCTGTATTATTATAATAGCATAATCCCTCAAATAATACAAGACTATTTTTATAGGAATTATCATATTTGTTATACCAAATTAAAAAGAACTCAGCAAAGCTTGTATTACTTTTACTAAGTTCTTTTTATAAATTCTCGGTTATTTGTTCTATTGATATTCCTTTTTCATTTAATCCTTCAATAAAATCATATAACTCATTTAAATATTCTGGAGTTACAGAACCAACTAATCTAAATTCAATACTCTCTTTATTAAAATAGTAAAATTGTTCTGTTTTAACATATCCATTTTTATTTTCATAAGTTGGATCTGTTATATTTTTATCTTCAATTTCTACACCCATATTACTTGGATATTTTGATAATTTCCACTGTTTTTGTTCTTCATTTTTTACCGAAGACATAACTACTGTTATTAAATTAAAATTCAACCCTTTAATAATTCCGTTACTATCATCAATTATTATAAATGGATGATTATTCAATGTATAAGGGTCATGTTTATATTTTTTAATTTCTATAATATCTCCTATTTCACACATTTGTTTTCATCCCTATCTTACTTTTTGTTAATTCCAGTAACTATCATATTTGTATCCTTATCTAAATTGAATGGCAATACATCTCTTAAAGCTTCTTTTGTGGTTACTACCTTTTCTGAAAAATTTAATTTAGAAAAGTCCAATCTTCTTGTATTTTCCATATTATCTCCTCCTCTAAGGATTATTCTTATTCCAATTATTTTTCTTGAATATCTCTTTATATTCATATTATACACCTTTCGCTAATATTTGTATATAATTATGTAACTTTTATACACAATTACTTTAACTATATTTTACCACTTATTTACAATTATATGTATTTAAATCGTTAGTTAAATTTTGATTTCAAAAGACAAAAAAAGGGATAAAATATATTACTATATCTTACCCCTCATATGTATTATCTTTCAATTTTACTTTTAATCTCTTTTACGTCTTCTTTTATATCTTCCACTATATTAAATTTATCTGTCATCTTATCCAACAAACTTTGATACTTATTTTCCCTATCCCCTGTAGTTCTCAAAACATATATTAATAAAAATACAAATAATCCATATCCTAAACCTTGTTGTAATGCTACTTTAACTAATTCATCCATGTTGTCACTCCTATTCTGCCTTATTATCATCTGCCTTTGCTTTATTATCGCTTGTTGTTGGTAGATTAACTCCTGCTGTTTCTGGATTATTACATATTCCTAATACAACTAAAATACTACAAACTATTTGAGCAGTAGAATTAAGCCAATTTAAATCTACTTTTACACCAAATTGAATTGCTAAAGAGCCTAATAAACCTACTATTCCTATGATTGAACCTGTATTTTTAAATCTTTTTAAATAATCTAACATTATACATCTCTTCTTTCTATAATAATTTTTTTACATACCTGTTAAGGTAATCTTGACTGCGTCTAAAATCTTTGTTTGAGTGATTGTGTCTATTACAGTAAGGTAAGCATAGGTAGTTGATGTTATTGAAGCGTTCTTTATAGAAATGCTTGAATCTGATTTGACAGTAACCACTATCTTTCCTGAACTGATTAAACTTTGTGTAGTAGAATCCCAACTATATGAGATTTTAAGTGAACTATCTTGTACCGAATCCAAATATTTAAAACATGACAAAGTTGTAGTCATGTAAGTTTTTAATGCTGTTATGCTTTGGCTAAAACTATATGAATAACTTATAACTGGCTCTACTGGTTTTTCTTCAGCAATTATCGTTAATTCAGCACTTACATTATTAAAGCTTACTGAAATAGTACAATTTCCAACACCTATAACACTAACTAAACCATTTGAAACTGTAGCTATTGATTCATCACTTGACACAAAAGTTAATTGAGGATTACTTACAACAGTTCCATTATCCGTTGCAGTTATAACAATTTGAAAAGTATCTCCTTGAACTAAAGTTTCAGCAGTTGAATTTAATGTCATTGTATATGTGTGTGGAACATAAACAGTATCATATTTTCCAGTAAGTATTAATATTCCATCATGAGTGTTATCTATAGATAAAATATTGTATAAGCCACCATCGTATACAATCAAATCATTTCCTATACTTTGACTATTCATATTACTGTCTGCTTTGCTTATTTTAAATGTATATTGGTCGTGAACCTCATTAATATAAGTTCCGTCTACAAATTCACCTCTATATTTTTTAACGACTGCATTTAATGGTTTATAACTTGAACCCAATAGAATAGGTAATGTCTTTTCAAATTGTCCTATTTTATAAATACCTTGATTGAATTGTTCACTCATAGAAATGATTAAATAATTATCTTCATTTATTTTAATTAACGAACCTTCATGTAAAGGTTGGTCAGTTACTATTTCATCTTTTGAAGTTTCACTAATTAGAACTCTAGCTGTTTTTCCATCAACTAAAGCATCTAATCCATTCATGGATATTAATTGCCCGTACATCATGTCAACTGCATTTATCATGTGTTTCTCCTTCTTACTCTTCTATAGAATAAAACCATGAACCCAAAGTTGATTTAAGTTCATTACATTTATCCATATCTAAATATTGAGTTTCAATCCAACATCCTTTTGCATTTCCACGAACATAACATTTAACATCTTTGAAATAATCAAGCACATAGTTAATATCTACTCCATCATATGTTGAACTTGAATGAGGTAAATAAGTTGTAACTACATATCCTTTATTGTTTGAGTTTTTTGTTGCTCCTGAAACATCTTTTGGTATGTTCTCATCAATTGCATTACAGAATACATGTGCTAATTTATCCCAAGAATACTGATTATAAATATCTATATCTGTTTGAGAATCGCAAAAGCATATCTCTGAAATAATATTTGGTGCTGATACATGATTCATTTCATAATCACGAACGAATTTAACACCACGATCTGAGAATCCAAGTTCACTAAAGTTTTGAACTAATCTTTGTGCATATGGGTATGCCCCACTAGCTTGACTTGAAACTAATACTTCAGTTCCATGACCTTGACCATTGAAACAATTCATATGTAAACTAGCAAAGAAATCTACACCATTTGAATTTGCAATATTAGCACCTTCAGAAAGTTCTCCATTTTCACTTGATGCATTTGAATTACAATCAATAACTGTATGTCCATATTGTTCAAATACTGATTTTACAGCTTGATAATATTTCTTCATTTGGTCATGTTCGTTTACGATGCCGACAGCACCTTCACAATTATCACTATGACCTGCTCTTAATCCTATTTTCAAATAAATCATCTTCTTTCTATAAAATTAGGCAATAAAAAAAGAACCTCATAAGTTCTCTAATTATTGCCTTTTATTACACTTTGCAAATGTATAATATTCTAAGCGTTATACTCGCTATATAGTTGTTAAATTTTGTTACCCTTCATCTTTGTTTCCTATTGCGAAGAAAAACTAAGCTGTTTGCCCTTCATCCAATAAATCAATTGCGGTAGGATATTTATTAGCTTTTATTTGTTGATACCCTTGCTTTATAAAATTTACTGCTGTATCAGAAGTATCTGGTATAAAAGAATAAGAATCTTGATCCAATAGAATACCTTCCTTTTGGTTATAAATGCTTATAACCAAATTTATATTATTTTTATCTCCATTTTGATTAGTTATTTTTATATATGCATCAAAAAAAGTTATCGAATCTTCAACTTTTTCTGCTAAATAGTTAAAACCTACATTCTTTAACATATCCTTATCTACTTGTTTTATATAATTCATTTTTAATGCCATATTTATCATCCTTCCTTAATTAATAAAATAGCCACCAACTGGTAGCGTTAAATCAAAAATTGAATATGCTGCAGGAGCTGTTATAGTAATATTATATACTCCATTGCTATAAGAATTTAATGCAACTGAAATAGTAGCCCCATTAGTATCTAATTTTACAAGTCCAATGTTGCCATTTAACAACATCAAATTGTAGTCTATCATTGAAACTTCACTATAACCATTCGCATGTCCTTGGATTTTCACAATTCCGTTTACACCATAAAATGAAACAGTTGTATTCGTAGTAGCTAATGTTTGACATGTCTTAGATAATCGTAATTTTCCTGTTAATGTATTTATTGCATTACTTATATCATTATTAGCAGTTGGCGTTATCTGTGTCCCACTAGGTAAAGTATCTACCGCATTACCGTTTGTAATAACTAGCGATGTAGATTTATTCGCTTCAAAATCCAGTACTGATAGGGTCATAGTTGAACCAACAATAGTTCCTATTTTTAAAAATACTCTATGAACTCCGTTTTGACTTATAACTACCAAATTATTCACTAACGAACTTTTAAAGCTATTAACTTCTTTGAAAGTACAGTTATTTAAAATATCTACCGTTCCTAAACTACTACCACATAATATAAATTCGGAATTATTAAACATATTTTGAGTATCTGATATTTTAAATTTTATATTAAAAGCTGTGTATATGTTTGGCATAGTTATATTAAACAATTCAATATATTTATTCGCTAGACTTGAAGTTATATTTATTCCATTTACATATTTATTATGTGTAAATAATGGAACAACACCATCCGATAAAAGTTTTTGTGTAAATAAATTATTTATTACTTTCTTACCAAGAAGGTTGTCTATTTTAAAAACACTACCATGCCTTAAAGGTGTTGTTGATTTTATTTGGACTGGCGTACTCCAATTTATCAAATCGGTTGATGTGCAATAATGCATATAGCCATTTAATGAACCGTCCCAATTATCTACATATAGATACCATAGCCCGTCCACATTGCACACGCATGGCCCCTCGAATTTGTACTGAGCCAACGAACTTATAGCATCGGTTTGTTTTGTCCAATTTGTCAAATCCGTTGAAGTCCAAATGCTTATAGTACCGTTGATTAAAGTGTCTTCATCTAATTCCTTTTTTACGAATAAGTAATATATACCATTATTTTTTATCATCGTAGGGTCAATTCTATTATAATTACTAATATTTAATACTTGAGGTGTTCCAAATTGTAAATTTTCTAAATCTGTTACTTCCACAATACGCGGTCTAAAGTTAAGAGATACACCGTTAGGCATATATCCTTCCTGTCTTGAATATACTATATATATTTTTCCATTGTCATCTAAAAACCAATCCGAACCATAAACACGGAAGTTGTCATCTGAATAATCACTGAGTTTTATTTTAGTTTCTACCCAATCGTATAAATTGGTAGATGTAGATATAGTGAAATTGCATTTATCGGATGTATTATTATAGTCAGCAAGTAGATAAAATTTATTGTTCTTATAAATTATCCCAGTATCACCTCTATTAACTAAACCGACTGGAGTATCTGAAATACGTGTAAAATCCTTTCCGTCCATGGATGTGTATAAATAACTTCGTCTATCTACAGAGTTATCAAAAAAGGAACCTAAATATATATCTTTAGTATTATTGTTTAATATAACATCAGTATTGTTCGCTTTTTTAGACAATGACGCATCAACTTTATCCAATCTTGCATCTAAATTTGCTTCGCCACCTCTTGCAGTTTCAACTTCTGACTTAATCGAATTAACAACATTAGTTAAAATATTTACATCATTTTTAGTTGCCAAAATAACTGTTGGGTCTATTTTTAATTCAACGGTAGTTGCATTAGATACTTCCAACGTCATTTTAATATATAATTCTTTAACACTTCCATCACTCGCTTGAGGTTTATAAGTTTCTGGATATTTTCCAACAGCAATTAGATTTCCACCATCATCAAACACTCCTGCTTCTCTTATAAAGAATCCTCCTTGATCTGAAGGAATAACGCTTGTTATTGTAATCCAATTTGGATTATTAGTATCAACTTGAACCGATGTAACATTACATTGATAAACTGTATGTACTAAATTTGTTTGAGTTTCCGATGGATTATAATATGCTCCATTTGAATCTCCTACTTTTAAAGTAGTAAGATTTACTTTAGTTCCAGTTAATATACTATTTGATATTTTTGCTTTACCAGTATTGGTTAATATAGTATAAAATTGTTCTGCCATTATCTAAATCTCCCCTTTCGGTTTTATTTCAATTGTTTCTGCACTCTGAGTTTGTCCAAGTGCAATATCTATTTTTCCTATTGATTCTAAATTTGTAATTTGATAAGGATAAACACTTATTTCCTCACCACATAACATAAAGGCTCTTATTTTAAAAATATCACTTGTAAGTGAAGTTAATTTATAATCAGCTTCTAAGTGAGCCGGCTTAATATCTTCAATTGTTTCGTATAAATCTTCAAGTGAATATTGGTATCCATTATTTGATACCAAATCAATCAAGAATGAATAATCTGGATTATTTAGTATTACACTTGATTCATCTGCATATGTTTCAGCTATAACTTCAATAGCTTGTTTAGTTGCAGTTCCTTGACCTCTTAATTTTCCAAGTATTTTATTTCTTCTTTCTGTATAAGACCTTTGTAAATTTGTAACAATTCCAAGTTCTTCTTCCCAAATTGATAAACCCCAAGTCGCTGTTGAAACGAAACATTGATTTAATAAATCTTCAATATCTAAATTAATATCATCTATTTCATTTTGTTGATTTTCATAAAGCTTTTTGAAGATACTAGAATTGCATAAAAAAGATGGTACATAATTACTAAGCATTAGTTACCACCACACTTCCAATCACAGGAATCTCTATATCTCCTAATGTAACATTTACTGCTCCATTATTAATTGTTAAATTATTATAGTCTGCAACTCCTTCAGTTCCTAAAATAATAGAGCCTATTTTAGCAAAACTTACATAATTCTGCTTAAAGGCTACACTCTTAAAATAAGTAATCAACTCATTTTCAATATTTGTCTTTACTGTATCTAAAGTATAATTTTCAGTTAATAAAATAGTAGTATTTACATTAATAGCTTTTGTATCTGCTGACACAACTGTACATGTTGCTCCTATAGGTGCTTGACCTTCACCGTCCCCATCATTTGGATCAATGTAGTTTTTTACTGTTTGTATCAATGTAGCATCTGCCCCAACTTTATTTGAGTTTATAATTACTACCTTAACTGTTCCTTTTCCTGCCCACAAAGGAATTACCTTACAATCTCCAACACCAGTACATTCTAATGCCCAATTTTTATAATGATATTTGTTTCCACTTGATGCAGGAGTTTGAATTTTAGTGATATATCTATTAAATAAATCTTCATTGGTTTCAATATCATATCCATTTGTGAATGGTTCTTCATTTGTAATGCTAGTAATATTGATAAGTCTAACTGGTAAATATGTAATAGTATTAGCTATCTTGTTATAAGCAGAACCTATATTCTCAGCAACTACTTTTACTTTTACATTTGTAGCACCATTTGGAATTACAGCACTATCACTTGTAAAATATCTTAATCCTGTTTGAGTTTGAACAATTGTATTAGCTAATATTGTTGCTCCTGCTTGTCCATTAAATGTTATATAGCCATTAGCCTTATTTCCTGCTTTTCTATATATTCCAAAATCAGAACATCTTTTTTCTAACCATTCATCATATCCATTATCTAAAGCACTTTTTGCAAATACTTTTTTTAAAACTTCATCTAATTGTAATTTTGTATTAGATAATTCAACACTTACTGGTGCTTGAGAATTATGTATATCTGAACCTTCTATTGTATTTACACCAGTTATTCCAGATTTCATTCTATCTAAAATCGTTTCGCTACTTTCAAAATAACTAGACATCAACATCCACCTCCTGTTCCATAGAATCATATATTGTTGTTAAATATATAGTTCCAGTTACTTTTCCATCATTAAATTCTAAATCTACACTATCGACCGATTGTATATATTTATTTACTAATAAACACTTTTCTATAAGTGCTTTTAATTCTATGCTAACTAATTCGCTGTCATATTCTTTTCCGACTAGCGATTCAAATTCATTTCCATAATAATAATCATAAGCAACATACCTAAATTTAGGAGTTTTCAAAGCTTTATATATCCATACTTTGAGTGCTTCATTCTTTTCAACAATAACAAGTTCACCATCTTGAATGATAAATTCATCATTATCAAAGTCCCAAGCATACTCTTTAAATATTGGTAATTCCTCACTTGAATCCGTTAATGTTGCCACATTTAAAATGTCTGTAGGTAAAATACTCAATTATATCACCCCCAAAACAATATACATTTGTCCATTGTTAATTGGATAAAGTATTACTGTATCATTGACTTTTAAAATGCTATTATGATGAATAGCTGTTATATCATGTGTATGTGAATCGCTACCCCCTGCACTAGTTGTTGCAACTACTGTTTCATCATAATCTAATAAAAATCTATTTATATATAAATTTTCTTCAAATAAAGGTAAGTCTCCTAATGCAATTTGCAATGGATTTATTGACTTAACTTGTCCTAATTGCAACATAGGAGGATTATTTTTACTACCTTCATCTCTCATCATAAGTAAAAACTCAGTTGTACTATTTTGTTTCATTTAATTAAACCTCCTATGATGTACTTTCTTTTGAATCCATAGTTTTCTCTAAGCTTAATGTTAAATCTTGTATATATGTTCCTGTTCCAATATTCCAAGTGCTAGAATCTGAAGTTATATACATTACCACATCTTGAACTTTAGTTATCCAAGGTATTTGAACTCTAACTCCTGATCCCATAAAGAATTCGTTGTAGTTTCCTACCACCTGACATTTAATATCTAAATCTATATTATGTAACATTCCGTTGGCTACGATATTATAATCTTTACCATCTTCTTGAGTGTAATTCTTTTGAATTAATCCATAATAATTTTTAACACTTGAATCTGCATCAACAGTCGTAATTAAATTATTATTACTGTCATAAACTTCAACTCTATTGACCATATTTTCCATTGTTTCAGTATATTCAAATGAAAGTAAGTTTCCATTTGGTAGTCCATTTGTACAAGGTCTTATAATAGTAGGAACTGTTTTTCCACCAACAGTTGTAACTAAAATCTTTCCTTGATCTGCAAACAAGTAAAACTTTTGACCTGTTTGTTTTGATACTTGAGTATATAATTCCATAATTGCATCATATGCAGTTTTCTTAGCTACTAATTGATTAATAGCAATTCCTGTTGGATATATATAAGAATATGGAACTCCTATTTTATCTAAAATAGTTTTTGTAGCATCTTCGGCTGTTGTATTACTAAAGTTAAAAGTAACTTCGTTCTGCTTTAAATACCAAGCAAAATCAAAAGCTTGAAAAGACAATGTATTATCTGTTTTCAAACTATCTCCAATAATTTTTCCCCGAAATATTTCGGCATTATCTAATGTTGCCCAAATTAAAGTACCTGCGTTTAAATCTACTCTAGGTAAATTTGTATTGTATACACCATAACCTAAAGTTATTTCTAATTCTCTGCATACATTGGTTAAACTACCACTTATTTTTACACTTTCACACAAACTAGTAATTTCAATAGTATTTCCATAATAATTTATATAAACTCTAATCATAATAAAAGCACCATGCCTGGTTTAACATCATCTGGATTTGATAAACCATTCTTCGCTAAAATATCTTCATACTTACTGGAATCCCCTAAATACTGTTTTGCAATTTTAACTATGTTATCTCCTTGTCTTACAACTAATTTATTTTCTTTAGTTGTATCTAAGGTATAATCACTATTCATATAGAAAACACTTGAAGTCATATTTGTGTTACCCAATGTAGACAATTTAATTTCTTTATGCTCCTTAAATGTCATAGTATAATAAACATCACCACTACCATCATTTTCCCAATACTCAAATTCCTCAATTGTACATCTCATATCAATATTTGTTTTAGTTATAATGTATTGACATACAATGTTATCTCTTTTTAATTTTTCAACCAATTGTACATAATCATATGGATTTGATTTAATAGAACCAGTACATGTTTTATATTTTGTTTTTGGAAATATTGAGGATATTGACCATGTTCTAAGTGTTGGTGTTCCACTATCGCTTATTTCACCAAACCCTAATAATGTTACACTATTACTGTTTTTACCACTCTTAATGTGAAATTCACTCGGAACTATAGGTAATTTAATATTTTCTATAGAGTTTTTAATGTAATGTAATTTCATATTAAATCACAATCCTTTCTACAAATTTAGGCATAAAAATAACCTATAAGTAATTCTTATAAGCTTTCTTATGCCATCTTAATTCTTTCTTTATTAATTCTTGCAACGAAAGTATCCATGAAACTATCAACATCAACTTTTTCTGAGAATGTTGCACCTTCCATATGTACATGAATATCTCCACCTTTGCTACTATTACTATTAGCAATTTTATCAAGTAAAGCTTCAGAACCTTGATGATTCATAATTGAAGTTCCACTTGGAAGATTTATAATTTCATATCCTCTTTCGTTTATTTCGGTTTTTCCACCTCTGAAGTTGCTTGTTCCAGTATAGTTACCTTCTACTGATTCTGTACTTTCTCCACTATCATCACTACCACCAAATACCTTTTTGGTTATATTAACAACAGCTTTTATTGGTGTACTTAATAAATCAAGTAAGCCTTGCCAAAGTCCTTTCATAATGTCAATTGCTCCACTTACTACTTCTTTTATTCCATCCCATACTTTAGACCAGTTACCTGTTACAATTCCTTGTATAATATCTATTACTCCACCTAAAACATCAACTACACCACCAAATATAGTACCTATATCTTGTACAACATTTCCTATTGTAGTTGCTAAAGTTGCGAAAATTTGTCCTAGAACTGCAACTCCTGTTTGGAATATTGAATTTAGAACACCCATTATAAATGCTACTGCTTCTTTATTCTCATCAAGCTTTGCTTTAAACTCATCAATCTTAGCTTTTATTCCTGCAATAACTTCAGCTACTTTAGCCTTAACACTATTAAAAGCATTTGTTACTACAGTTCTAAACGCTTCGGATTTATTCCAAGCTAAAACAAAAGCACCAACTAATAAAGCTATAGCACCAACAGCCAGTCCAATTGGATTACTTATCAACGCTAAACATTCTCCTATTGTTCCTGCACCACCCACAAAAGCTTGAATTGCAAAAATGACTGTTCTTATAACACTTACAACTTTAGATAATCCATTAAATATTGTTATAACCTTAGTAATAACATTAAATGCAACAAATCCACCTGCAACTCCTGCTACTACTGGTGCTATAGTACCAAAATTTTCTTTAACAAAACTAATTGCTTTTCCAAGTGTATCAAAGGCATTTCCGATAGCATCACAGGCTCTTTCTGCTCCACCATCATCTCCCCAAGCTTGTATTTTATCAGCTACGGTTTGAACTACACCTTTTAATCTATCTAAAGCACCACCAGCTTTTACAGTACCATCACTTGTAACACCTGCAATTGTAGCTAATGTTGTACTGAAGTTACCTTTAAGAGTTGATAAAGTACCTGATAAAGTTTTAGATTGTAATTCCATACCACCTTTAAATTTACTTTCCATTAAAGATAATAAAGCTGTATTAAATGCTTGTTGGTCGGTAATTTGTCCTTTATTATTAACAATCTGTTTTCCTTGCATGGTCTTATTAGCCTGGTCAACAATCATGTTTTTAGTTATACCAAATTCTTTTAATCTTTCTAATTCCCCTGTCTGAGCATCTGCTATAGCTTCAACTGCACTATTGAGTGGTTTTCCCATTACTCCTGCCATATCACCAATTTGGGTCATCATCTCATTACTTGCATCAAGTCCATAAGATTTTAATTTAACAAATGCTTCAACGGTTTCTTTAGTATCGAATGGTGTTGAGTTTGCGAATACAACTGCATCATGGAATTTTTGACCTGCAAGTGTACTATCTTTCATTACAACATTTAAAGTATTTCTTAAATTCTCATAATCTGAAGCTTCACTTATTGCTGATTTAACAAGACCTACTGCTCCTTTTACACTTAAATATCCTGCGGCTAAACCTGCAAGTTTGCTTGTTAATCCACTAATACCATTAGTTTGATTTGCAGAATTATTAAAGCTTCTAACTCCACCACTAGCATTTTCAGAATCAGACCTAGCTTGACGTATCTGTTCCCTAAATCTAGTCAAAGGTGCTGAAAAGGCATCACGTACAGAAATTACGGCATCTAAAACATAATTACTCATATTTTCACCCCCAATCTAAAAAAGAAAGACTATTCTTCCTCGTTAGATTGAGGTTTATTTAGTCTTTCAGCTTCAATTTCTAAAAACGATCTTACTATGTATCTATCATATTGTGACCAACTAGCCATTTCTTCAAATGTATGTCCACCTTTACAAAAGCAAACACAATATAAAGCCATGTCATCATCGGTCATTATTAGTTTTTTATGTGTTGTACCACCGATACTCCACCTTTTGCTAAGTCACTAAGGTTTAGTATTTCTGTAGCAATTCCACCACGTTCTTTAACTGAAGGGAATACTGCTTTTACAGTTTCATTTATAATCTGTGATGGTTCACATGTAATCCCTAAAGTTTCTTGAGTTTTTTCATCCTTCAACTTAGGATCAACTACACATTCATAAACAATACGATTAATCATTCCCATTTCATCATCTTTATATTTTTCATTAAGATAACTAAATAATTCATCATCTAATTTTGTAATTAGAATATCCATATCATAAGAATCTATATGTAATTCCTGTGTTTTATTGACTTCTTTATCTCTTAATTGTTTTTTCTTTACTATGTCTCCAAGTGTTAATCTTTTTTGACTTTCTTTACCCATTATTAAATCCTCCTATTATTAAGCTACTTTTATTCCATCTTCATCTAATATTTCTTTTAAGATATTTAATGATTGTGGATTTGCTTTAAAACTAAATTCTTTTTCTACCATTTTATTGATTTCCCAATCAGCTAATGGAAGTTTTTCAATAAATGCTTCACCAATGTAAATTTGTTCAATTTGACCATGGAATTGCTCTGGGTCTTCTAAAGATGAAGTAATTTTGAATGTAGGAGTAATTCCTTTTTTCATCATTGCAACCATATCTTTTAAACCCATAGAATCTACATATTTAACCTTGAATTTACCTTCAAGAGAAATATCTTTAAGTTTGAATCCCTTTTCCCAAGAACCATTTGCTTTTAATTCTTCTAAATCCATTTTTAATTCGGCTGAAAATGATTGAACCATAAATACTTCAACACCATTTAAATAGAGATGTCCGAACTGACCATTGCAGACATTTTTAATTTTCTTTGACATTTATATCACTCTCTTTCTATAAAATTTCGCATAAAAATAGCTAGTCCAAATAAATGAACTAACTATTAATAAAATAATTGTAATTCCAAGTCTTCTAAAGCGTCTTGTAATTGAATTTGCCCTGTTAGAAATAATTTAGAACCTGTATCTGATTTAAGAATTTGTTCATCTGTCATATCAGTTGTATCTATTTTAGAAACTGTTTCAAGGTAATCCCTAGTTGCTTCAACATCTAATTCAACATAATTGTTAGCATCTTTATTCAGAACACCTTCATTTCCTAATCTCCTTAAATATTCATTAACTTCAGCTACAAATAGCATTTTATTTGTAAAATCATTAACTACTTTTCCAATATAATCGTCCCTAAAGGCTGTAAAAATATCACCTGAAACCAAATCCATGCCTTCAATAATTTTTATCTTTTTCATGCATTCTTTCTTGCCAAGTGTTAAAGTTTTAAGACTATTAACTGCTCTTGAAAGTTTATATTTTTCACCATCAAAAGTAATAAACAATTCTCCATTATCGACGCATGTATTCTCATCTGTTTTATCTTTTACACCAGTAACATCAGTAAGTACATGATATGTAGCTGATTGTGTTTGTGGTGTACTAGCTAAGATACAAGCCACCCTAACAGTAAATCTTTGTGTAGTCATTGCAACACTATTTACTTTTATATCTTCAGCAGTAAAATTAATTACACCTTCATAATCTGCTGAGAAATTGGCTGTTACTACTGATAATTTTCTATTATCTTCTCTTCTATCTTTAACAAAAGTTTTAATTGCTTCCTCATCGGCTGTAACATCATAACCGAACGCTAAATAATTCATATTTACTTTAGCTAATAAAGTTAAAGCATCTGTTGTTAATCCTGCTGTTGGAATTGCACAAACTACAAGTGTATTAACTCCTAATAAGAAACAATCCTCTAAAATACCTTTGTTTTCTGTTGAATAATTTTGTGTAACTTGTTTAAATCTTTTATATGTATAAACTCCACTTACTGTAGCATCTTTTAATACTATACATGCAATACCCCTTGCACTTCTTGCCTTTGCTGTACTAGCTTTCTCAGTAAATGAAATTATAATTTCTGGCATTCCCATTTATACCACACACCTTTCTATATTTTAAAAATTAATTCTTGCATTAGTTCTTTTCCTTCTTCATCAATGACAATGAATGTTCTATTATCATCATTGAAACTTAATGAAAAGCTACAATTTAATAAATCATTAGTTTCGTTAAAAGTAAAATCACTTATTAATAAATGTCTATCAAGAACATCTAAAGTTAAATTAAAAACTCCCTCCAACGAATCAATAACATCTAAGTTTTCTTCATGTTTAAATTCTTTGTTTACATATGTAATAGTTACATTTACAAGTCTTTCTTTATAAACCTTGTAATTATAGGATTTAACAGGTCTAACTTGTACAAAGAATGTAGGTTTTTCTATATCTTTTTTGTTATTATCAACTAGTATCTTGTAATTGGAGTAGTTAGTTTTTAATAGTTTTGTTATAGCTTTTTGTATATCAGTTAATTTCATCTATCTACCTCCAAACACCATACTAACTATATTGTCAATTTTAGTTTGAAACTCATTTTCAGCAATTGAAATTGAATCTTTCATCATGTGTTTTCCTTCAATGAAAGTTTTCCCACGCTTATAGCCTTCTTCGACTGGTTCGGCGTATTCCAAAGCACTTCCTAATTCAATGGATTGTGTATTGCCATTAGTCTTTACATCTCCATGTGTCCAACTTCTCCTTAAATTTCCTGTAAGTACAGGTGTTCTACTTTGAATTTCTCCAACACATTCTGTTGCTACTTCTTCCAATGCTCTAGTAGTTTCTGTTTTAAGTTCCTCAGTCATTTGTCCTATTGCTCTTTCGAGTTCAATGAATCCACTAATATCACTCATTTAAATTCACCTCGGTTTCAAGTAATAAAACATCTAAATAATCATTCCAAGTTAATATTTTTTGAACTGAATATTTTTTATTGTTATATTTTATAATTGCATCTTCTTTGATCTCTGGAATAATATCGCAAAACATAATATCTGTAGTTTCAATATCGTATCCATAATCTTTTTTTGCTTTTTCAGAACTATAAGGCTGAATATCAACCATAATTGATTCTGTTGTAATTACTTTTGTATATCCTTCTCTACTAACTCCATCAGCATCCTCATTTTCTCCATAGGTATAGATAAAAATTTCTTTATCATAAAATATTTTCATTTAAAAACACCTCAAATAAGGCTTCCCTAATATCTTTTTAACACTATCATCTATAATCGTATTGTCTTTGTTATAAGTAACGCTTCTACTACCTTGAGTTACTTGAGTAAAATTTTTATCTACTGCCAAAGATTTTTTAATGTTTTCGACAATAAGTAAAATTCCTAAAGGATATAATGTTTTTATTTCATCACTTGTATAATCTTTATTCTTATACTCAATAATGGCACTAATAGCCATTTGCTCTAATTGGTCATCAGTAAACGTCATTATTTATCATCTACCTTTTTGTCAGATTTTTTCGTATCTTTTTTATCTTCTTCTTGAAGCTCAACTTCTTGAACCTTAATTTCTTTTTGTTCTTTTTGCTTTCTCATTCTATTAAATCCAGCTAAACCCATAATTCATCTCCTCCTGTTCTTTTATAATTAAAAAAGGGAACTAAAAGTTCCCCTAGTTAACTAAGCTATTTTATGTTTAAATATAACAACTCTGATATTCTTAGTATCATATACTTTAGACCAGTTAGCACCAGTTGCAATTTCTGCAAATGTTGGTGTCTTACCTGCAACACTAGCTTCAGTAAATTTGATTCCTCTTGGGTGAAGAATAAAGTGTTGTCTATTAATTAATACATCTTCTCCTGCTAAAGAATCTCTATCTGTTTCAGTTGGTACTGGTGCAGAACCATTACCTAATCCAAAAGCACCTTGTCCAAATAAATATGTAGTATAAACACCACTTGCTACTGGACATTGGTCATCTACAATAACTCTATATCCTAAGTAGTATGGAATATCAACTTTAGTATCTGAATCTGGAACAAATTGAATTTCATTGTTCTTTTGTAATTTAGTATAAACTGCACTATGCATTGCAACACCAGTTAATTTACTTGCATTATCTCCAAGTAATTGTTTTGCATCTAGTGCAGAACTTACAGAAATAATTGCGTCATTACCAGTTAAAGCTGATATATCATGTACATTACTTGAAGCAGTAGTTTCAATACCTTTTAAAGTTTTAAATACCATTTTACTTCTTTCACCAATCCAATATTTAGCTACCTTTGAAGCTATAACACCCATTGGGTCATCTCCTGATAAAGCTTTTGCTAAGTCATTTACACCCCAAGCCTTACCTCTCATGTGTAATCTAGCCATATCTTGACCTGCTGTTATTGCATTAACTGTTAATGAAGCTGAATCTGATAATTCTTCAGAATCTCCTTCTAAATCACTCCAAAATGGCATATTGATTAATGTACCACCACTTAAAGCTAAAGCATCTAAAGATGGATCGTTAGTTATAATTCCTGCTTGTACAAAAGCATCTAACCTTGTTGTTTGTTCAATTACATATGGATTAAATACCTCTGGTACTATTATGTTACTTATTTTTGTTGCTGACATTTTACATTCCTCCATGTTATATTAATGTACAAGGTATTATAAGCCCCTTGTCATGGCAAGTTTTTAATTTATTATTTTGCTAATGCCTTTAATTGACTAGCTAATTCTGGATTTTCTCTTATTATTTGTGCTTGTTTAGTTAAGTTGAAATATTCTTTTGACCAAGGATTATTAGAATTATTAATTATATTTCCATCTGTTCTTGGTGGAATATCACTTGATTCTCCTAATCTTTCTTTTACTTTTATTTCAACTGCATTGTTAATTATTTCTGCAAATAGGTTCATACCATTTTTTATTTCTTCTTCATTTTCAATTGGAAGATATTTCATTAATCTAGTATCCAAACCTTGTTCATTTAGAGTATCTTTATATTGACTTTCTAAATCTTTCATTTTTATTTGCTTTTCTAACAATTCTCTTTTAGATATTTCTTCTTCAAGTTTTATCTCAATTTCAGATTTCCCCTTGTTATTAAATTTCTTTAGTTCAGCTTCAACTATTTTAGGGACTTCTTCTTCTTGATATTTTTTTAATGCATTTTCGACAGCCGTCTGTTTTGCTTTTTCTGCATACTTGTCACAAATAGAATCCACAAAAGATTTACCTGCTTTTTCTGTATTGCAAAACTCCATTACACTCTCTATATTTAAAGGTGCTTTATAAGAGTTAATTAACCCTACAACTTCCTCGTTGTCCTTGTTTGCTTCTAAATATTCTTGAATTTCATTTACACTTTCTATCATTTTTGCTTCATCCTTTCAGCACTCTAACCCTTAGACTAGAACGCTCCTTAATTTTTTACATAAAAATAAGCCTTAGATTTCTAAGACTGTTCACTTGACCACTCTTCATAAGTAGTCCAATCTATATTTTGTTTTGATTGGTTATCATATCTTTGCTTTGGTTTCCAATCTTTACTTACCAAATTAACAAGAACTGACCTACAATGAGGATGTAATGGTGGAATTGGTTTATTAGGATCATCAATATCAAATACTAGACCATCTTTTGACCTACATATATTTGAAGTTTTTGAATCTAAAGTAGCCATAAATAATTGTTGTTTAATATCATGGTCTTTTGCCCAATATTCATTACTTTCTGATTGAACTCTTGTAATTTCTGTTCTCACTAATCTATCAGTATTACTGGCATTAGCGTTATATTTTGTTTTAATAACTTTTTCAATTTCATTAACATTAATATCACCTTTAAGGAATTTCTTAACTTGAAGTTTCAAATCTTTTGCAGTTTCATTCTTATTGCTCCACAATCTATCACTCCAAACTTCTCCTTTAATTTTAGTGTTAATTATTTTATCTAAAGTCTTATCATCTACTTGAGTTAATTTAAAATTCTTACCCAAATTATAAATATAATTATTAGTATTGTATTTTTCTAAACAAGTATCTGAAAAAATTTCCTTCATTATATATAACTCATTTTTAAGTTCACTTTTAATAGTTTCATTTATCACCTTTTCCAAGTTTGAATATAATGTTTTATACTCTCCTGTAGATAAAGACAATGTAGAATTTATTATTTGATAGCTTAATAAAATTTTAGCTATATGAGATAAAATATCATCTCTATTTTTCTTTTGGTCTTTCTGCATATCTAATATTTTATTATCAGATTTTTTATATATTTCATCAGCAAAATAAAGTGTTAAAGATGTATAAAGTTCCTGATACTTACTTTGTTTCATCTCCAACACCTACTTTATCTAAATTTACACCACTAATATCTGCAATTTCAGATTCATTATTTGCTTTCAATATATTTTCTTGTAATTTCCTTTCTACTGCCTTATGACCATTTCCAATAGGGAATATATCAGCGAATGGACTTAATGCATCTTCGTCTGAAATTCTATCAGCAAGTTTACTAACTATATCGGCAATTGTTGAATAGTCATTCGGTACATTTATACTCATTTGAATATCCAAATCCAAATAATCATAATCTTCATTATATCTTTGCTTTAAAAATAAGAATAATACTCTTAACATTCCTCTTATAGTGTCCTCTAATGATTGTTGATGTAACTGAATACGATTCCTAAGATTTATGATTCGACTCAAAATTGCAGTCCCACTCACATTAGCAGAAATACTCTCGTTGCTGTTAATTGCTTGAGTAGCTTGATATATTAAACCTTCAACTAATTTTATAAAATTATAACAATATTCATAATTAGCTTGTTTGGTTAAAAAATCTACATCAGAATCTTTATTAGGAAGTATAAAAGCTTTTAATTTCTTAAATCTTTCCATATCTTCATCTGATATATTTACTCCAAATATCTTGAAATAACAATCCCTAAAATCTGAATTAGTATTCCCATAGTCTGAAATAGCCTTTTCCATTGCATCAATAAGAGTTATACAAGAATTATATATAGTTCCTACTTTTCCATCTGGAATAACATGTTTTATAACGGGTGGCTTATGAAAGAAATATTCTTTAAAAGGTTTATGCTCCTTTAAATCTTCTGTTACATCATAAATACCTTCATCAGTATATATTTTCATATATTGAATATCAGATAATTCTTCTTTATAAAAATATAGAAATAATTCAACATTTCCTTCTTCATCACAGTATGCAATACCATGTTTTGCATTAACAACTTTAAATTTTAATGTATCACCATTATCAGTTATATATGCCATTACATAGCTTGTACCTGCTATTTCACCATGTTTGAATATATCTGAAAACAAGGCTTTTTTCTGTATTCTTAAATTTTTTTCTAATGATTTTATACAATTTTCATTATTATCTATATGCTTAAAAATTATTGGTTTACCACATGCATATGCTACACGCTCTTGAACTAATTTATTAACAAAATTACTTGTTATAACTTCATTATTAGTAGTAAATTCACTTTCTGTATATTCTTGTGTGATTTTTGTTTTATTATTATAAGCTTCATACATTTTTACATATTTACCTTGTCTATTAGCAAATGCTTGTTGTAATTTTAATATGTATTCTTCATTATAGTTCATAGTAACCTCCTCATCTAAATATTTTTTTAGGGTCAAAGAATTGAATAGTACCTAATATTTGTGCTGAATCTAATCTTTGGACGGTTTCAGCTAAACAATCTGGCATATCATCATGTGGAGATTTTGCCCCTACATATTCTTGAATTTGTGTTAAAGCTTCAGTATCTTCTTCATTAAAAATAACTCTACCCATATTTACTTCGCCACAAATACCATCAATCTTATCAAATTTATTGCTACGCTGCATTGTATTTTCAAATTCTATTGTTCTATATTTTAATGAATCATCTTTAGATATTAAAAGTTTGATATTATCTATGTCAAACCCCATATACAAATTTTTTTCTACCCAAACTAAATCAATATCTTGATATTGTTTCAATAATTCTATAGTTTTCTTTATGTAACTATCTCTATCAAGTCTATCAATAATAGCTTTTCTAATATATTTAGTTCCATTAGCAACCTTAGAACCAACACAAAATGCTGAATAATCGGCTGAATTTGCAAGTGAGTTAGCAGGATCAATACATAAAATAGTCTTAATATAACTATGACTTTCAATTTCTTCTTTAGATTCAGTAATAATTGTCTTGAATCTCTTTTCTCCTTGACACGTAGTATCACCTTGAACTTCCTGTTTAAAAGATACTGGATTTTCAAAATAAGATATTGCCATATCTAAACAATCCCAAAATGACTGCCATAGTAAAGGATATTGCATTTCTTCTTTATGTTGAAAATAGAACTCTTTAGCATAATCTAATGCATTATCACCATATTCTTTTCTATTGAATAGTATTTTTCTAAATTCTTCCCATAGTCCAGTTGTAAAAAAGATGTCTACATCATCTAATAAAACACCTTTTTCGTGTCTTACTTTCCATGTAGGTAATTTTCTAAGTCTGTTATAAAAACAATCCTCATTTTGAACTGTTCCAACTGCTACCATAGTACAATTACCCTTTTGAATTGCAAACTTAACATCATCATTAAATCTTTTCCATTTTTTATTACGTTGATCTAAAGTCGCTACTTCTTCATCTTTCTGATAATCGTCTAATAGTAATAATTCAATTCTTGTATTAGCATAGGACTTACCTCTTAATGTTGATGAAGCAGAAATACTCTGAATCATGACTTTGTTGGAAAATTCCACCTTTTCAGCATTTACAATACACTTTTTAGGATTATATAATTCTCCAAATGAATTAATAATACGTTTATTTCCATCTAAAGCAATCTTAATATTCCTTATAAATGTTTCTGCTGTATCTCCAATTGCTGAAGCTATAACAGTATAAGTTTTAAATTTATATACACTACACCAAATTGCAATTCCTAAACTGATAAAGGTAGATTTTCCTGTTCCTCTGGGCAATAAATATTCTAGTTTATCAAAGGTATTATTTAATATAGCATCTTGTAACTCTTGCCATATTTCAATATGTATTGGTGCTAAATCTGCTTTATCTCCTCCAACATATATGTTATGTAAGAACCATAAACAGAAAAATTCTAATGATTTACGCCCAAGATCCCAAGCATAACCATGATAAGTAAATAATTTATCTTTATTTATTTTTATTAATTGACTTGTTTTATTTTTAGCATCTTCAGAACTAAAGCCTTTTTCTAATAAATGCTTATATGTGTATTCTGTAATTAATTTAGTTCCATATTCTTCTTCAGTAGAATATTCTCTACCTTTATATACTATAATATCTATCACCCCCTATTCTTAAATTTGGACATAAGAAAAGACGATGATTAAATTACACCGTCCTATAAATTCTTTTCATTATATTCTTTTACGTATCTATAATAAGTTGGTTTAGTCAAATTCAACTTATCCATAACATCTTTAGGTCTTAAATCTTTACTTAATACTAATTTATAATATTTACTAAATTCTTTAAAATCTAATGCCCTAGGTCTTCCATAATCGTCCCATTCGCCTCTATCTTTTTTAGCTTGAATACCTTCTGTTTGTCTTTTATCTTTTTTTTCTAATTCAGCTTGAGCGAATGAAGCATACATTTCAATTAGCATATTATTTATTGTTTCCATTATCATACTTGCTATATTATTATCATTCGGTAATTCTGTATGAGTTGTTGGAATTTCTTTCACAATCAATCTTATACCATTATTTTGCATTTCTCTTATTTCTTTTAGTGTAAGTTGTTTATTTCTACCAAGTCTATCTAATTCAGTAACTATTAATGTAACTTTTTCACCTTGATTTATTTGAAATAACATTTCTGTTTTTAATTCTTTATAGCTAGGTCTATTGAAATTTTTACCTGTGCATTGATCTGTATAAATACTATGATGTAATTTAATATTTTTTTCTGTTATAAAATCATTTATTTCTTTAATTCCTCTATCTAAATGTTGGTCTTTAGTTGATGTTCTGTGATAAGCAAAATATAACATTCTCAATACCTCCGAGTTATAAAAATTATAAAAAATTTATATTGACAGATGGACGGGCACGGGTGTTCCCCAAAAAGAAGGTATGCCTATGCCATTTATCAATACTCATTCTTTATATTCTTATTCTACTCTTATAGTATCAAAATGTCAACACTTACTTTCGATACCTTTTTATTAATATTATATCCTTATGAATGGCTTAACTACGTCATTATAATTAAGGTATCAATAGTATACATTTTGATACTATTTAAAACAAACATTTTATTGTATTACTTTGCTTCCTTTATATCTCCAATATTAATAACATTATCAGTATCATTGCTGTTATCTAATTCATTAATCATACTATCTATATCAATGTTATTATCCTTATCTTTAGTATCTGTTATATTCTGTTCAATACGTGTAGTGGCTTTCCCTAACTGGGATTCCCAAATAAATATATTAGCATCTAATTTGATCTTTTCTGATGTACTATTATTAGCTAGATCAACTATATTATCCATCACCATACCCAGTTTACTAAACATTCTATCACTTACTTCGGTTCTTACCTTAGATTTATACTCCTCTGCCCTCTTGTGCCACTCAGCCTTAAACTCTTCATTGTCTAACCATCTATATAAAGTCCTATCACTTGTACCTACACATTTGGCTATTTCTTCCCTAGTTTTCGTACCTGCAATAAGATAATCTATTGCTTCTAATTGATTAGATTTCAACATAATTTCACCTCCAATTACTAATTTATTTATTGTCACATTGTCATAAATCTGTCAAGTATTTCTACTTTACATTATCCCTTTTCTAACTTTTTCTATAACTTCATCAATACCATATACATTTATTTATCCATTTATTTCTTTATCAATCTTTTTTAAAGTATTAAAATAAATATCTAAAACTCTATCAACTACACTTTGCATTACATAAGCTTTATCATAAATATCAGTAGTATTCATAACATACTCAAACATTTTCTTAGTATCTTCTTTAACATCACCATTAAGATTAATTAAATCTGAACCATGGAAAGCATGTAATTTTAAGCCTTCTCTAATTTTATTCTTAATAGGTTCTAAATCTAGAGCATCCAAAGTAGCATATACAACTCCAGCAAAAGTATAAATATCTATCATATCTTCTATTTTTTCACAATGGTTCTTACTTAAATATTCAATTAAAGCTTTACCTAATATTTCTTCTTTTTTTAGTCTCATTACTACGACCTCCTAAAAATCTAAAATAAAAAGAGCTACTATAAAAGTAACTCTATCATTTGATCTGTTTTCTATTTTTATGTTCACTATTTATTCTTTTCCAATTAACAGCCATACAAACTAATCCACCAGCAAAACAGCCTAAAGCAATTATAAATATTGGTGGGAATATAAAACCAATTACTAGAAATACTATTCCAATCATCATTAACTTCATATGAGTTGTATATTGTGTGCTACTAATTTCTTTCATTTCTGAACTTTGTAACCTTGCTTTATTAGCTTCAAATCTTTCATTCATGTGTTCTTTACTAAAGCTCTCTTTAGTATATTCTTTAGCTTCCTCAAGCTTTTCAAAAAATTCTTCTTTATCTTTTGCTCTCTGTTCTTTATATTTATCTATAATTCCCATTCTAATTCACCTCAGAATTATTATACCACTTTAACCATCTTTTACAAGTATTAACTACCATATTATATAATATTTTATAACTTATTATATTTATAATTTGTTTATGAGTAATGTTTTTTTATTACCTCTATAATTTCTTTGCATAGTTCCCTGTTATCTTCCCTTTTAAGAGTTACATTAGATCTAAAGCCACTTATAACACATGAATTAAAAGGATGATACAAAGAATTATAGAAATTTTCTAATGTAGATAACACTAAAGAATTTGAAGTCTCAACTTCACATAACACCTCAAATCTAAGATTATCTATATTATCTTTATATGTATTCAACTTTTTTATTTTATGCCTTCCATTTTTGATCTCTCTTTTATGTTCTTCCCATCTAGTTTTTTCAGGATTATCTCTTTTGGTTTGTCCAATATAGAGACAATTATCTTTATCGAATATTCCATATATGTAGCTCATACTATCAATCCCCTAATCTTCGATAATAATATCACACAGTGTACTTGCAATAAATCCAATACAAACTGAATCTACAATAGAAAAATCAAAGTATTTTGCTATTGTTGAAGCTATAAATATGGTTACAAATATTATAATAAATCTTGCTATAAATTTATATAATTTACACATTAGCACTCACCTCCAACTGAAGCCCAACGCTTACCTCTAGAAATATTCCAAATAAGCGTGTTTGAAACACCAAATTTATTAGCAATTAATGATTGTTTAACTCCATTAGCCAACATCTGTTTTATTTCTTTTACATCTTCAACACATAATTTTGTACAATGTCCATTAGATTCTCCTGTCTGAGCTTTAGACATTTTTGATTTGTCAGCCACTTTTGTCCTCTTTTTACTTTTCTTTTCCTTATTAATAACATGCCAACCTTCAACCTTATCAGCATATTCCAAGTAATAATTTTCAAGTTCCTCAAGTTGACTATCATCATAACACTCTTCAAGGATTATCCATTTAATTCTATTTTCACTATCATTAAAAGCTTCCTGCAATTCTTTATACTTATATTCATTGTTCCTTAAATGAGCCATATGACAACTCCATCTCTTTTTAATCCCATTATCCTTATCAGCACTTCCTATATATATGTTTCCAGTATTTACATCTTCGATACCGTATACTCCTGCTACTAATTTATCCATAATTAAAATTCCCCACTTCCATTAATTTATTTTTTTATTATTTTTTAAAATCTATTGTATTTTCCTATTGCCAATGATATAATAAGTATGAGATAAAGGAATATTATACTTAAACGCCAATAAAAATATAATATTCCCTATTTGCCTTATTTATATTGCTTTTCTATTTGCATAACCTAATTTTTGTCCATAGCTTCTATTATTCAATTCATTAATATCTCTTAGAATTTCTTCTTTCAGTTCTATGATATTCTCACGTTCTGCCCTATAGCCTTTGGTCTTATTTATGTATAAATTATCTTCTCTAGTCTTAAGAGCTTCTATGATTTGGTTCAATCTTTTTACCCTCTTTTTAGTATCCATAGTTTTTCTACTATAGACAGTAAATCTTTCATAATCCTTGAAAATATCTGAACTATCTAAAAATGTATTCTTAACTCTATAAGCTGTAGAAAATTTCACTTCTGCATATTCATCTTCTGAAAGTTCTCCTTTGGTATTCATGACATTATCAATCTCTTGTAACTGAGCTTCCATTTCATTAAATTTATTAATGTAGTCAATTTTAAATTTTAATGCTTTTGATCCTGTGAATCCCATAGCTAATAAAGTAAATCCATCCTTTGTAAGCTTATACATTGGATATTTTCTATTTCTACTATTGATATAATCTGATTCTACAAAATAATCTTTCACTCCGATATTTTCCGTAGTGAGATTTTTTATTAAATCTCTAATAGAACCAAGTACATCATCATGTTCCTTTCCGAAATCCTCTGCTATAGATTTACTTGTAGCATATACCTTTCCGTTTTCTGTTAATAATTTGATAATTTTTTCTGACATAATATCAATCTCCATTTCTATTGTTAATTTTTAGGGGTATAACAAAAATACCTCTAAGAGATAGGCAGTCAACAAACTACCCCTAATTCTCGTACCTATCTCCCAATAAAAATGTGGAAAGATAAGATAGAATTAATCTACCTCTTACAAGTATTTTTAAATGGAACTACTCTCACTCGCTCCTTAAATTCTCTGTATTCGAGACAACTGAAAAAAGCACTCCCGCCAAGTAGTGCTTCATCAGTGATTTAGTATTAACACTTACATCCGACCAAAGATAAGTGCCAACTCATTAATTAATACATACTAATTTTTATGCTTATCTAGACACTATAAGCAAAGGATATATCTAGACACTATATACCCTATTCCATCAAGGAGGCAATGCGTTACATGAAATATTTTATATAATAAAAGATGATACACATAAATGCACCACCTCATATTAAGCAACTTTATAATATATCTTATTTTAAGCAATATGGTTCGCTACAATCTAAGTCTTTAGAATTTTGGAATACAATATGCATCACATTGTCTTCTATGTACTCACTTAAAAATACTTCATTAATATGTGCTAATCCATATTTATTTAGCATGAACCAATGTGTAAAATCCATATTGCCATTCAATTCATATCCTTCTATAAGAAATCTAATTTCTTCAGTATCTTCTATTTTTATTGAATTTATATATTCTCTGTTTTTATCTAATTCTTCTTGTTTTACTTTTCTAATCACTTCATTTATTGCTAAATATCCAGCTAGTTTAGCTCTTTTTACTGTTTCAGTTTCTTCAATAGGTGTGATTAATAAACTCTTTAATACATCTACTTGTGTTTCAAGAGAACCTAATTCATAAATATGCTTCTTTAGTCTTTCCACTATATCTAAACATTCATCATCTGCTTTTTCCCATCCAAAAATATCATGCAATGATTCTAAATATTCTCTAGCTTCTTTTACATATTTAACTTTATTATCTTCTTTTCTGCTTTCTGCAATAATTTCTTTTACTTTTGCTTCTCCCTCTATTAATTCTTCTATGCGCTCTCTAATTACACTGTTTAGTGTTATGTCAAATTTTACAAGTTCTTCGTCTAGTACATCTGCACCAAATTCGAAAGTATAATCTTCTAAAAGTCCGTTCAATTGAACGAGATACTCAAAATTAATAGCCTTCAACTGTCCAAATAATACTTCATCAATATTTTTGTTTGTTACTGTTTTTACCATAATCAATTCCCTCTTTCTTTAATTAATTAAAACATATTCCATCTATAATATTATTTTCTTTATCAATTATTAAATCTCCACACCAGTAATACCAATCTACACTTGGTATCTCTCTATCTGCTGTAACTACATATAGACCTTTATTTCTATATTCATCATAATATTCAGCATAATCTGTGCTACTTGTGTATTCATTGTCTAATTCCATCTTCTCATTTAGTAATCTATAATCCTTTATATTTTTACTAAATTCCGTTGAATGATTATGGTTATCCATCTCAAAAAATTCTTTAATTGTCATAAAATCTTCCCCTTCTATAATTTATTTTTTAGATAAACCGTACGAAGAGATACTGCACATCGTCATGCAGATTGCAAATAAACCTATGGATAGACAGACTACAACAGTAATCCATCCACCAAAATAAATTAATAAAAGAAGGAATTTGGCAGATATACTGCCTATCTATAAATTTATTTGCACATTTTTAAAATTATTTTCTTAAAAAGTATTGCTTTATCATTTTTTGTATGATAAAATTTACTTGATTAAGAAATAATTTTTAATAGAAATAAAAAAATATATAGTATATACCGTAAAAGTGACCCTTTTACAAGCCACCCCTACTTGATATACACATACTATAGTTTGTTATATCCTTGAAGGGTTATTACTACTCTTTACCCCTCCATTAAGGGTGTCAACTGTATATTATCAACACCCACTAACCTTAGCAAATAAGCCATTCTTGATGTATATTTTTATAAAGTGCTTTCTTCTATATTTTCCGATGTTTCTTTATTAACTTCAACTATGAAATCTGTATTATATAATCTTATAATTTCCTTATCTTTAGTATCTGTATTCTTATTAACTACTGTTAATTTTTCTACATCATCAAATTCGTTAAATAACTTCATATACTCATCTTTATGACTAGCAAACAATACTGTTGATAAAAACCTTCCTATTTTATATACATTATATTTATTCATATCAATTTCTATTGTATTATCCTTTTTCTTTCTATTCCTTAATTCAATGACTTCTTTTGTCTCTTTTGATAAGTCAACTAATAACTTTTTAATATCATAATCTTTTATTGTTTTTTGTTGTAACTCCTCTATACATTTTTCTTTTCTTTCTTTACTATCTAAGTATTTTTGAGAATTAAATTCTTTAATCTCTTGCTCAGATAAATCTTCACTTGGTGCTTTACTCCAGATTTCAGCAATATCATTTTTAGCTTCTTTACAAATATCAATTATAGTTTTTCTGATTTTTGTTTGACTATCGCTTGTCTTAATTTTTTTATTCTTATCAAACAAATCTGATATAACAACTTTTTCACTATTTCTTTTTGCTTTAATCTTCTTGAATTCCTTAGAGACTATATCTTCTAAATAACACATAGTGCTATTATAATGTAGAAAATCTATTTTTTCATTGGCTTGTTCAATGAATTTTTTCTTTTTCTTACCACCTGTAAATTCCATAAAATTTGGTTTTACTGTCTTGTGATGATATCCTACAATATCATTATCAATCATAAACGCTTCTCTATCATCAACTCTAAAAGGAAATATATCTAAGTATTCTAAATATTTATCAATCATTTCTTCTTTTGTAACTAATTCATTTTCGGCATTATATACATTTATAATCTTATATTTTTTATTTAATTCTCTTAGTTCCAATACATTGTCTACAGAAAATTCCTTTTTGGCTTTATCAATCTCGATACAACTCATAACATCTAATTGACTTATATCTGCATATAATTCTTGCATTTCTTTACTATCTATATCTATACCTTGACTTATTTTATTAGCTAAATAAGTATTCAATATTTGGCTCAAATTGATTATTTCACCGATTTTGTTTACACTAGTTTTAACATCTAGGTCACATTTATCTTTTGCAGTGTTTTCTCTAGGAACTTTTTTTGCTTCCACTAATGAAGTAGGAACTAAAAATTTATTATAATTTTCTTTGACTTTGGCAATTAACTGTTCTGAACTGCTAAGAAGTAGCTGATCACTATCAAAATCACAAGAACTAAGTCTCTCTAATAGATTTTCTCCTATAGAATTAACACATAATATTTGTCTGCTAAGATTAAAATATGTATCCAATGCCTTGCATTCAACATTCTTAGCTATTAATAAATTCCCAAAAGTCACATGAGGTGATCTACAACCGAGCAAATCGATTCCGTATTTAAAATTGTTAGAATGAATTTCACCAGCATTTAAAATACTTTTACCAGTGAAATAATAAGGATTACTTGTATCTTTAATAGTAGCCTTAAGCATTTCCATACCATTACCAAACAATACACTGTAATTTCCTTCGACTAAAACATGTCCTTTTTTCAGATTCTTTATAAAACTATCTTTTACATCATCTCTAAAATCTCTATACATTTGAGTTTTTGCAAATTCATCAGTTAATCCTACCATTGTCATTATCATTTCATCAGTTGCATTTATATCATATATTTCTACATTTTCTTTGCTAACTTTCATTTTTAAGTGATTTCTCATAACCCTAGTATCATTAATAACTTTGTTGAGATAGTCCATTGTAGGCTCTAAAAATTTTAATGTTTCTTTTCTATCAAATAAAACTGTCTGTAATAACTGATAATGTGTACTTACATATCTACCCATAATATGATGTGTTGGTTTATCATATTTTACAACTCCCCATCTATCCTCTAACGTATTTAACCAGTTTTTCATATTTCCGAACTTATCATATTTAATACATGATTTTGTACAAATTAATTTAATGTCTTTTATATCTTTAGCCAATGTAATTCCATTTAATTCTTCTATTTTTGTTATACCTGCGTCTTCAAAGAATTGTTGAATTCTAGTATTAAAGCAAGCCCCTTTGAAGAACCTATTACGAATCAATAACATGCCTTTATCTGAATAGTTATATTTAACATCTTCATTATCAACCTTTTTAACCCTCTCTTTATTAAATACACTTTCACATAACAACGCTTGTCCATCCCAAATATTATTTTCAATAGATATATCTTTAGCTTCTGTATGTAATCTATCTACACCATTAATTTTAACTATTTCTGTTGCCATAGCTCTTTCTTTAACTTCACTTTTAAATTCGTTAATTATTAATATATTTTCCTTCTTAATATCATCCATAGTATCAATAATAGATGAGGTAGTTAAAGCGATATATGCTTCTATGGATGCAAGGTCAATAGGAATCCCAAAATCATGGCAAATATCAATATACGACCATATCATCATAGGTTCATATAAATCTTTTCTTATAAATAGGCATTTACCGACGCGACTTGAACCAGATGAGCGCTTGAATCTTACAAAATGAACTTTTTCTATTATTCCATCTTTATTAATAAAATCTATATCAAATCCATTCTCATATAAATCTTCTCTTAATGCTTTTGTTTTCTTTATTGTTTTTCCACTTTCATTTTTAACACTATATTTAAATTTCACAGAAATAACACTATCAGAGTATTGTTTATCCTTAACTTGATAAAAAGCTTTTTTATCTAATTCATCAATTTTTATAGCATCTAATGAATAATCTAGCGAACCTTTATATCTTTTAAAATTTCCATCTTTAATTTCTATTCCAGCAACTATATCCTTTGCTTCTATTTGCATAATATTTGTATTTACTTGTTTTAACATTAAAATCATCCTTCCTAAACTTAATTTATTTTTTGTTTAAAATTTAATACTTCTAGGTTTTTCACCCCAATAACCATTCTGTTCAAATTGTTCTTTATAATAAGCATCTAATTCTTCTTTACTAAGAACTGATTCTAAGATAACTTGTCCCCTGTCATCATATTCAACTTCAGGTAAATCTATCTTAGGGACTTCATTATTAGGAACATCCATTTTATAAGTATCTTCTGCAAACATATAATCCCATGAATTAACTGCATCTGCTGGTCTAATTGGTTCTGGTCTCTTAACTATATTTCCAGTGCCTTTACGTTTGGTTTTAATAATCCTTGGTTCTTTAGGTAGTTCAATTATAGGCTCTACTTTTGATTCTTCCTGTGAAACTCTTGGTTCTTCAACAACCTCTATTTTTTTCTCTAATTTCTTAGCATCTTTACTTTTATTTTGCATCTGCTGAACCTTGCCTTTAGTTCCATTCACCTTTTTGTCATTATCTTTATATTCCTTGCATATAACCCAACCATCTTTTTCTTGCTCATGTTTATATTGATTAATACCTGCTTTTAATTCATCTTTAACCAATTCCATATTAAAATTATCTTCCCTTTCACATACAACATATACATTCTTTGCATCTTGTTTTCTATCCGGTTGTCCAATTGGATATTTAAGAAAATTAGCATAGTCAATTAGTTTATGTTCTTTTAATAGCTTAATAAATTTATTAATATCATTTATACTAGTAAATTTATTTATGTACTTATAATCCATTGCAATAGTTTGTGTTTCTTCCCCAAATTCTAATGAATACAAGCCTTTGTGGGTATTATCTTCTCTCTTATGAACCATACATTTAATGAAAAAGTAACATTTCAATAAACTATTTCTTTCTCTATTGTTAGTTGTAATATTATTAATCATATCCATTTCAACTTGAGTAATTGTAGTAAAACCATTAGTAACAATTAAATTTTCTGTATCAATCGAAATGATATCTTTAGGAGAAAAATCATTTGTATCAATTTCTATATAATCTTTATCCTGTAGCAGCAATAACAAATCTTTAAATGATTTCTGATTATATTTATTAATTGGATATTTACACATTTCAATTAAATCATTTGTAGTAGTTTTACATATCTCTCTAAAATTAGTTCCAACCAATAATTCATAAGTAACTTTTATTATTCTGTCATCTTTAGTTAAATCCAACATGCTACCTTTATTAGTAAACTCATTTTTACCTCTAGCAGTTTCATTTCCTGTTTGAACACTTAAAACAAAATTAGGTATATTTGCAAAAACATTTTCTTTCATTAAAATAATCAATCCTTTCTATAATTAAAATTTAAAAATAGTAATAAATAACTTATAAAGAAATAAAGCAATCGAAAATAAGAAATAGAGAAACAAAGCCAAAAAACAAATTGTGTCCATTTGAGGGCGAACTCGTTTCGCAATCAATAACAACTTATCTATTAATAAATTTAATTATCTTTTAATATATTACTTATCTATTAATTACACCCTAACTACTAGCCCATTTTTGGGTAAGCTATTTTAGAATGTTAAAAATTAACCAGTCCTTTTTGGGTCAGTTATTTTTATATCTAAATAAATAACCAGTCTAAAATGGGTCAGTTATTTTTTAGTGTATTTTTATTGAAATAAGTGAACCAAAATGGGTAAGCTATTTTTAATTTATTTCTTGCTTATGTCTTATCTTATAAACCAGAGTCAATACTCTTCTGAACTCTTCATCATCTTTAAATGAGTAAACTTTTTTAGTATCATCAAATTTATTATCAAAGCGATAAAATGGTTTATTGAGTAGATAACTCATGGTTTTTGCTAGACTATAACTTTCTGTGATGTAATATTCCTTGTTGTTTTCCATTCCTCAAGACCTCCTTCCATGCACGACTAATAACCAAGAAATTTAATTTCTCAGTTGCATCATGCATATTATTTAATTTTATTTATTTACTTTTTCAAATCCGCTACTTTTTGGGCTTCTAAATATGAGCTGTATTTATCTTCTTTTTTATAAACCCAATTAGTATATTTTGCATTAGAATCACATACCATTTTATTATTAGAAATACAACTTATATTTGCTCTTACATCATTGTTTAATTTCTTAGTAACAAATTGTTTAATTCTATCTAAATTCATGGTACTACCTATATCAAAAGTTATATTTTTAACGGTTATACTTTTAAATTCTTTTTTATATCTATCCCAAACAGATATTTTTGTAATAGTTTCTATATCTTTTTTTAATCCACTCTCATAGTAGCCAAAGTTAAAACTAATTTGAATACCATTAAGCATATTTTCCTTATTAAAAGTTTCTTGATAGTCATATATTCCATAAACATATGAGTATATATAATTAACAAAATCATTCCAATTTACTTTTTGTTTCTTCATTTCACAAACTTCTTTCCACATATCAGTACCTATAAATGCTGTGGCACAATCATGTGAACTATTACCATCGAGGTAATGAAGCACACTAAGAAATACTGGAGATCCATCTGTGTTCTTGTTCTTAATTTTACTATATAATATCTCAAACTTTTCTCTTACTAAAGCATGAACCAATTCATGTAATAGTGTACTTCGCATATCCATTTTATCAAAAATCTTTGCTGAATAAGGGTCATAATCTGTACGAATATAATTGTCTATACGTCTAGTACTAATATATATTTCATGTGTTCCAGTTTTTTCATTCCAAACATAACATCCTGCGGTTGTCCAATCATTAAAATCTTTCTCTGTTATAGTTACTGGATAATTAAAAACTGAGCATCTTTGATATTTATAAAGCTTCTTTCTTAATGATTCAATTTCTTTATCCAATAGGTATTGTAATAACTCATTTCTATCTTCTTTTGTCTTAATGTCTTTAAATTTCTTTCTCTTCATTAACTCAATCCTTCCTTCATATAATTTATTTTGTATCCCAATAAAATTGGCTTTTTAATTTAATGCTTAGAGTAGGATAGTTTGTCCTACTCTGGGACACTAGAAAGGCATATCATCTGGCTCTAATGGTGTTACATCTTTCCAGTTTTTACGTATTTCTAAAAATTGATCAAGTTCCTTTTCTGTTAAACCATAAGTGCAATATCCGTTCACTTCTAAAAAGAACCAATCTGAATATCTTCCACATATTAAATATCTTTTTTCATTATCTATTAAATAACTATAAACTTCTTCTAGTTCTCCAATTTGATATTCAAATTCAACTTCAACGCCATTATCATCTAATATATATTCATCACTTCTATAACATTTAATTCCAAATTCCTCTAATTTAATGTTTTTATTTTCTATCCACTTATCTCTATCCCAACAACGAATATAAATATAATTATAATCTTCTAATTCCTCTGCTGTAATGGTACTATTGTTTTCCAATGAATAGTCGCTAAATTCTATTTTATTATCCTCAAAATATTGAATATAATCACCATTGTAGTCATCATTATCAATTTCTTTACTAAAACTTCTCAATTGTTCTTCTTCTATATTTACTAATGTAATATCTTGTCCTAGATCTACACATTCACATATATCAGTATCTTTTAATATATATCCTTTATTTCCATTCACATAAGTATAAAATTTCATAATTCTTAATTCCTTCTTTCTAATTTATTTTTTCTCACATTAAATTGACAGTATAATTGTAAAAGCTTTGTGCATAATACTGTTGTGTATTTTCTGTTGACAATTTGCACATTCAAAGAAATAGTCTCATAGTTTTTTATTCATCTGAAAATCATTTAGCTATGAGATTATTCTATTTTTAATTTCGTTAAACATGATAATTTAACGAAATTGCATTGACAAACATCTAATACATGGTATATAATCTTAATTGTAAAAGTTAAATTTTATACACTTTGTATCGAAACTTCGTAAAGTAATTTATAAATCTATATTCGATTTTCAAAGATCTTTATGTCGATTAATTATTATCTGGGAAATAATGATTAATACGTTACTAAAATGTCTATAATAAAGCTAAGCTTATCTTATAAAAAGATATAGTTATGGCTTATTTTGCGTTTCATTATCTATTTTACATTTTTATAAAGCTCATGTCAAGCTTTTCCTCTACTACTTGTTTATGTCTATATTCCATACTTCTCATAAGCTTCTGCTAATTCATCTAGCCAATAATCTTCTTCCGGATAATACTTGTCTATAATATTGTTTCGGACACTGCTCAAGAAATAAATTAAATTATCTAGAACTTTTAATAACATATTCTCACCTCCTATTCTTAAGTAACAAAAAAATGTTACAAAAACTAAACAATAACAATATTTTACATACACATATTTTAATAATCACTTATAGTTTATTTTTGTATAGACTCCTAGCTATGACATAGATAGTATAATGCATTTTTAAACGCAATACACCTATAGCTATATAAAGTCATACTTATTAAATTTTATAAACATATAATGTTAATTATTAAACTAAAATTTTTATTCTATGTATGCAAATTGTTACTCTTTACTTCTTGTAACACTTACGATAAATCTAGTATATTACATAGTTTTTACAAAGTCAACAATTTTTTCTACATAAAATCAAATTTTTTCATAAAATACTGTTTAATTGTCATATTAGGTTGTTTCATACATCATGTCTACAGTCTCAAAGCCATGAATTTATTACCATTCTTGAGTTCAAAAACTAGAGCATTCTCCCAATTACACCATCTGCAATTTAAAAATTCTTCTTCCAAAGTTTCATAATCTACAGTATCAGTAATTAGAAAAAGCTTATCCCAAATTTCTTCTTCAGAAAATCCATATAAAATTTTGGAATCATCATCTTCATCAAATGCTATTCCACTTTTATAATCTTCTAACCTACAATATGCCATGTCATTTTCTAACTCAATTTCGTTAACAATTAGACTGGTTAATTCTATCCACCTATTCTCTTTTCTTTCCATTGCTTTTTTGCTTAATTCTTTTAACATAATTCCCCTCCTAAATATTGCATTTAAGGGCAACTTGTGCTATACTCATCTTGTCGAGGGATGGTAGTAGCTTAAGTTACTGCCTTATTTTTTTAATTGAATAAGGTATTATTGGTTGTCTTCACCTTATCCTCAATTATTATTTTACATCACTTATTTAAAAAGTGCAACACTTTATTGCTTGTTTTAAAAAATATTTGCATTTTTTTATTTTTAGTGTATAATATTACATATAGAGGTATTAATTAACTTATTAAGCGGTAAATGAGGGGATATAAATGGCTGTTAAAGATACAAATAAAAGAATAATGATCACAATCAGTAAAGAAGAGTTTGAAATATTAGAAAAGATTTCAGAAAAGGAAAGTAGAAAACCTACTAATCTTGCAACTTACATAATCAGAAACTGGATAAATGATCATAAGGATGATTTTAATAAATAGGAGCCCTGGAATTGGAGCTTCTTATTTTTTTGCACCAAAAAAGGACTACTCATAGAGACGTCCTTTAGTCACTTTGTTATAAATCACTAAATAAATCTGTTAATAATTCGTGTATACTTTTAAATTCTGAATCTTCAATTGTATAATTAGTATCACATTTTAATGTATATTGATAAACATACTGATTATTATTCTTTTTAATATTAACTGCAATTGTGTGTTTAGATTTATATTTCGAATTAATTAAAGTCCAACTTGTATTTGCTCCCATTAGATATTCTTCATTAGCTGAATTTTGTTTTAATATTACCTCATGCCCTTTAAATAATGCTTCAATTTTTTGTTCATCTTCAGTTATATTATATTTCTTATTTTTAAAAAATTCTTTAAATTCATCTTGAGTGTTCAAAATACATTCATCTCTTTTTTCTAATTCTATTTCCATTTAATCTCATCCCTCTCACAAAATATATACTTATCCTAATTCAACAATAAGGAATAAATTCCTGCTATTTACATAGAAATATTTAAATAATTCAACGTCTTCAATTGACAATGACATGTAAAAGAATTATATTATTTTTAGGAAGAGAACCACATTAAGTGATTCCCTAATTGGTTAGACTTGATATCTTATTTAAACATTTGTAATATTGCCAGTATTACTTGTAACAATGTTAAGATAAGTATTATCAGGTCTTTTCATTTTATGAGAGTACAATTTTTTACCTTTGTTAAGTACGGCGAAAAATTTCGCTCTTGTAAGGAAATTAATCTCGCTATCAAATAAAATGATAGCTAAGTAATTTATATACGTTATAGTTTTTAGGACATTTCGTAAACTGATAAGGGGAATTTCCACCTCAGTGATTATTGCGGCTAATGTTGCTGAACAAAAAAGACCACCTAAATGGTAGTCTTGATTTCAAAATATAATTATTTTGTTTTATCAATTTCTTCATTCCAATAATTATCTTTATCTAATATTTCTTTTAATTCTTTACTCATATTATTACATAATTCAAGTGTATAACCACTAGCAGAACAAGTCCTTAAATAATTACGTGCTGATTTTGAGTCATTTTTCCTTATTATCTGTGAATATCCTATTATACAATTTATAATATGTCTACTTTCCCACAATTCATCCATATAAAAATCTTTCTGTACTGTCATTTTTATAAGTATATTTCTTATTAGTGCTGAGTACTTTTGTATTAATTCCATATCCTCATTAAATTGATTTACTTCAACTATTCTCATTAACGTTTTATCTTCTTTATCCCTATCTGTCATATTTCATACCTGTGAATCTTTTTTGGGAAATAATTTATTAAGAGTATCAGCCAAATCATCTATTTCTTTTTCAGTATATGATGTTTTATTTATGTTACTTTGTAATTTTTCCTTTAATATATCACTCTCTATTCTTAGTAGTTCATTTTCTTTTATAAAGGTTCCAGTTTCTTTACTGATTCCTATTATCTTTTCCATAAGGTTATTATCTATATTAATATCTTGTTTTTGATTTAAAGTATTTAATTGTAATAATCGTTCATAATCTTTTATTTTACCAATTGTATCACTTATTTTATCAAGTAATTTTCCATTTCTTTCAATTACATTCTCTAATTCTTTTTTTATTGTTATCTCAAATTTATCAAGACGTTTGCTAATAGTTTCTCCAACCACCTCGATAAGCTCTTTATTATTTTTTTCTTGATTTTGCATTAGCTTATTAAAAAACTCTTTCAATTGTTTTTCATTGTTTTCCATTATTTCTTGTGCTAATTTATGTAGTAAATCAGTCACTTCTGCTTGGCTCATTTGCATTATAATCACCCACCTATAATTTATCATAGATATATTTTACCATTTATTTACAATAATTCAAATATGTTTTAGAAGTTTATACCAATTTTTATTTTTACGCATATTTTATAAATTAGGAAAATAATATAATATAGATTAAAATTAAAGGTGTGATATTTTATGATTATGACAAAACCATTTGTATTTACATTAGGATTTATAGCCGCATATGTAGTAGTTTGTGCTGTTGTTATTTTGGGTTAATTAAAAGATTAATACTTATATAGTCAATGTACTATTTAGGATAGTTCTTACAGGCTATCCTTTTTTTGCAATTCTCTAGTGGTCATTTCATCTATTGTTTTAGTTCGTCCATTTATTTCATGTGGCTGAGATGTAAAATCTTCTCTCTTATTTTGTGGAATTTCTAATAAAGCAAATATTTTTGTTTGTCCCAAATCCTTCAGCGATGAAGTATTTGAAAATTCATTTGCTACCCTCATAAATCTTTGGGCAGTAATACTACTAAACTCAACTTTCCTGAATTAAACCATATTTTATAAAATGTTTATATTAAGTTTATTAACTTGACATAATACTGTCACAAATAC